TAGAAACATTTATCGGGATGTAGGGGTAATAGGTCAGAGTTGACCATGCCGTTGCACCATCACCAATCTTGAATTGATTGGTGTCAGTTACATAGCCCAACTCGCCCGACTTCAATGTTGGGTCGCAAGAAGTCCAGTTGGCGGCAGTATCTCTTCTGAATTGGATCTGACTGGGCATAGGTTAAGTGCTATCTCGTTTATAGTTCCTTATGTAAAAGAAGAATACGGCGGTAAATTTACAACTACCTGCTCAACTCCTGCGATATCAGAAATATCAGGAGAACTAACAACTGAATAATCACTACCAGGAACGCGGCAAATAAGATGATCTGCAGCGGCAACAGTGTTATTATTTGTTGAATCATACTGAATTAGAAATATTTTCCATGCCTTTGCAACTGCGCCTTCTGTCCCTGATATAAAAGCTGTTGTAGATGACAAGGCCGGTGTTTTAGGGATAACCACCTCAAGCCCCTCTACTTTTTTAACACCTTCAACCTCTTGCATAGACGCTAATACTGCTATGGCATCTGCTGTGGCCCCGCTTTTAAAATGATAAGCGCCAACATATGACATAAATGTTGCGTCATTCAAAAGTTCGGTCAGTATCTCATCAGCCGTTGCAATATTCATTTGGCTGCAAATAGATCTCTCCAGTTTTCCGGTTTTATTATAAAATGATTTTTTTCACTGTGCTATTGGTAGGAAACCTGTCATAAGTTTAAGCCAGGCCTCAGAAGCCGGAACGCATGCCATGAATCCATTCCTGAAGCCGTTTATCTTGGCCTGGATTTTTTAGTGAGTAAAGAGTTAAGAACCTTGCCAGCATGGAAGTTCTACCCAGAACTTATACCACCTGGAGATCATCTTGATTACGTTTATTCTCTTAAAATAATGGACCGCAAAAAAGCCCGCGCTGAATGGCGCGAAGGGATTAAATCCTGCTGGGATAACCGCTGCGCCTTTTGCAATGGTGTGCCAATCGATGATGAATCGTTGACACTTGATCACGTTCGCCCAAGGAGTCGCGGCGGCCAGGATCTAACTCGCAACCTTGTGCCTGCATGCTCTCGTTGCAATTCTGATAAGGGCTCTCAAGACTGGCAAAAATGGTTCCAATTACAACGCTTCTACTGCCCAATTAGAGCCAGGGAAATTGAATCATGGATGAAGCAAGGAGATAGGCAAGTTGACGAATGGTGGAATATTGGAGCCGGTGATTTGGATTGGTGTTGGCTCAAGGTTCAGGAATGGAAACGAAACCAGAATGATCAAGAGGAAGAGGCCCTATGCGAACCGCCACAATCTCAACCTCAGCCTTCGCTGTAACGAAATCAGCGAATCCAGGAACATCAACCCTATACAAATCACCCTCCCATGCAGCCTCAATGTTCTGACCAGCAACCTTATGCTGTGCAATCAATAACCCTCTAATGCCTTTTTCTGTTGATACTGGGGCAATCAATAGAAAGCCATCCCCGCGCATTGCAGGGTCATTCAGGAACGGCTTACCCTTGCCATGAAGAAAATCATTGGCGCAGAAAACTGCCCATTCTGGGAGCTGATCAGAAGCTTCTAATTTCATGTAAGCCCTTGCTGCCCTAGCCTCTGGCTTGTTTGCCTCTTTATCTATAAAGAAGCAAAACTCACTGACCTCATAAGGCTTACCGCCGCGCTTGGGGTCTCTGTTGATGTTTGCCGTAAGGGCAATTAATTGCGCTGTTGGTAATTCTAATGCGTGGTATCTAGATCTTTCTTGTTTAATTCCTTCAATTAAACTATCTAACACATAGGCTGCTAGGAGGCTGCCAAATCGTTCTGGGGTAAAATCTGGGTCTCCTGGGTAGATGAATCGGAGTTGGTGGAAGACTTCCGCCCAGTTGACCGCTTCCGCTTCTTCGTAGGTGCCGTCTTCGACTTTCCCAGCGCTTCAGCAAGATCCTCTCTGATAGTGTCCTCATCTACCACTACACCCCCGGCTTGTTCACTCAATGCAAATTGATATATCTCATCCACTAACGCTTGAGGGAGTGTTTGAGTTGCTGCTATATCCCATTCACTTTGCCCCTCTAGCCGATGTCTGATTACTGTTGTAACTAATGATATCTGATTTGTTACTGAAATTTCCACAACCATCATTGCAGCATATTCTAAATCAGTTAAATATTTGACCTGCCAATTCTCCTCTTCTGGGCTAAACTGTACATCCGCTCCAATACCACCGGCCAAAACTTTGGCTACAAACTGATGAGCATCAATCGGCTTAATCTTTTCAGCCTTAGCGATTTTTAAGGCTGCCTTGGCCGTAAATGCAAAAGCAGTTTTACTGGCTCCAGATTGTTGCAGCCAATTGGTCTCAGCAACAGTCAGCCCGCTATATGCTGGGAATTCAAGCGTACCGACCTGGGCATTGCCCACCACAGTTTTACGAGTAATGGGGGCTGTCTTGAATGGTAGAGCTTGGAGAGACACGGATTATGGACAGAATCGCCGCCAGTATTCCGGTTTAGGTTCCAAAGTATTTTTTAAACTTACCAAGATAATCATATTTAGGGACTCCGTGTGTGCCCTCTGTTACGGCAGATGTCCAGGGCCTGGCGGGTAATTCTACTTTGCTTCTCTTTTTATTCCCCCAAGGATATATCCTAGCCCCCTCATGTACGGCTGCAGCATATTTTGTATTCCATACCCAAGAGCACGTAAAATTAGCTGAGTCCAATTTCATATTCTGCGATCCTTTTATTCCGCCGCTATCTATAATGTCTCTTGGCGATCCAGTGTCATAATTCTCCTCTTTCCAGGCCTGTGCCTTTTCTCTCAGCGTAGCCTTTGGCCCACCTATCCCGCGCTTAGTATCCCGTGGCCAATCCCAATAGTCATTGGTTATAGCATCCGCGTAACGGCCATCTAACTCACTAGCCACCCGCTCAAATGCTTTGATTGCCTTGGCCCTGAATTGTTGATTTAATCCCTCAAGATTAAAATCAATTTTCATTTCACCCTCAAAATAATTAGCCATTAGGCGCTCCACTCACATTTGAGAATCAAACGATCACCAAGTTTTTCACGCAAGATGGCCCCAACTCCCTCATCTCCAAAAACTGAACCGTTCTCTATTACCTCAGCCGCCTCGGATTCCTTGCCAGACCAATAGAAATTAATAGCTTCCCCCCGTCGCAATTCGACGGGTCTTGTGCCTGTCTGGTTGTATGTAGCCGCCCCTGTAGGATCCCACCCCATCCAATCTTCACCACTTGGAACCTCTGCCCAACTGGTTACATATCCCTCATAAACATCTGTACTGACACTGAGGCTTAGTTTTTCTATATAGCTATTTAGCTTGCCTGGGCTCAGTTGTTTTAGGTATGCTCTAACAAGAATTTCTTGGCCTGGGGTCACAGCATACCCGGTGCTGGCATCACCACGACTGCCAGCCCTGGTAACTAATACCCTAGCATTCTGAACAAACTCAAGAGGTGATGCCATGTTAACTCCTCTGAATCATTGTTAATTGTCCACTGCTAGTAGGTATCGACATACCACCGGAACAGCAAACAGCGTTTCTGATGCCAAAGGTTTCGATGTCTAAGTCTAGACAAATCCTCATAGCAAGCCTTGCCTGTTCCTCCAGTAAAGGTTGGAGCTTATAGGCTATTAATGTTTTCCCCTGTTTGAGCGGCTCCTCTGAATATTTAATAACATCTGCCTCAATCAAAGGCAAACTATCAGCAGCGAGTGTGGTCTTTTCATTGACAATCGCTGCCTGATTGGCAACCCAGTAACCAATATTTGCCTTGACCCTTGTAACCCCCTCAGGGTTAGGCATTGCCACCATGCTACACATTGCCGTACTGAGCCGATGCATATTTTTGTATGACGATGCCAACGTCAATATCTCCATAATCAGAGATCTAGTACCTGAAGATGTGTGGACAATTGTGGTGTTATCACTCGCATATATTGTCCATATAGTGTCCAAATCTGGCAGTGGACCATATAAAGGCCCAGATCGAGCGGCACCCATAACGCATAAACATAACTATCTCATGGTGCCTAGATGGTTGTCTTTAGCCAAACCATATCTGATGCGCTCACGCCATAACTAGGCAGTCGGGAAAATGTGCGCCTCGCTTCTTTGGTCGATAAGCTCAAATCTACACGTTCAGCAATCTGCTGAACTAATACCGAATCTCTAGCTCTAATAGCAACAGCTAAACAAACCAATAATTGCAGCGCAGGATCTAACACGGGATACACATGTGTAAACTATCGTTACCTATTTAGGTTACCTTAACAATTATTTTACTGTTAATCGTCGCCAACCTTTAGCCCTGGCCATTCTCTATGCCATCTGAACCAACGCTCACAATCGTCATGATTCCAAACATGCTTGCCTTGGATAAGCACTAACATTAAAATTAAAAATAACATCAGAATCTTGTTTAGAGCCATGGCGCTTTGATTTCAATAGGTCCACCCAGTGGGCTAGTGTGTTTTTCGCCAGGCTCATGTTCAATAATTATAGGCTTATTAAGATCCTCTATTTCCCAAATCCTTGCGATCTCTCTGGCTTGCTTATCAATCTCTTTCATTGCTAGAGACGTCATGTAGGAAGACCAGCCGTCAAGGCATGAATCCAGGATTGAATCAATCAATCTCCGCGACATGCTGATATACAGCAGTCTTTTATTTGTCGTACCCCACAAAAACGGAAGTTGTTTTTTCCACGTCAGCGCTAATTCATATAGAACAAACGCAACATAATCAGGCACTAACCCTGACCTCGTTTGCGTTTTCTCGATGGAGAGCGCTTAGTACGGCCTTGGTTATTACGCACACGCCGACCATCACCTATGCGTGTTCGCTTAGGCGTTGAGACGACATACTCATTACTGTCGTTCATCACTCACCCTCTGTGGTGTCGTCGTCACGCACAGATTTAATCAGCGCGTCCATCTCCTCATCGGTGGGTTCAGGCGCAAATTTTCCCAATAGAGAAAGAAGGAAATCAGCGATACTGTTTTGTCGCCAAGGGGTTAGATCGATTGCCTTATCAACGGCAGCAACAAAAATCCCACCAATCGCCAATGTGATCGGATCCATTTGAAAATCTCAACTATTTGCCGGAGTATTCCGAACTAGCGGCGAGTAGTTTTCTTTTTGCCGGTGCCTTTAGCGATGATCAGGGGTAAGGGCATGGTCTGGCTGACGACTGTTTTAATTTTTCCCAAAAAAAAAGCATCTGGCCCTCGCGCCAAATGCTCAATTCCCGTGAACGAATTAATTCTATAGCCTTCACGGCGTGCTGTCAATCAAGATCCTTGGGTCTCGTGAATAGTTTGAGAACGGTCTTACCCACGGCCAAAAATGCTCGCTACATCGCCGTTCTCGTTGGTTATCAGGGAGAGGGGATCCTTCCCCCTGTACAAGAATATTATAGCACACTGCATGCGTGGTGTCAAGTATCGCAACCGCGGCGTCAAAGAGGAGAGCGGTTAGCCCAGATTCGATCCAACTCAATGCGCGTTCTATGACCGAGGTTATAAACGTCTTTGACGAATGCAGACCACTCCCGCCTATGTATGGCCCAGCGAGCTACTGCGTTGGCCCATTGGGCCTCCCACGAGATGATGTCTGGATTGTCCATAAGT